GGGTGTTCGTGACGCTGAGGGACGCGGGAGAGGTGTACGCCGAGACGGAAGGCCACGCCAAGGTGTTCGTATACCGATACGGCGGCGAGGTGAGGATGGCGGCAGGCGACGTGACGGTACGTGAGAAGAAGAAAGAATAAAAAAAATATCGGATATTGCATAAATATTCATGTAGTAGTGTATGTTTATGCAATATTTTTACTAATTTTGGGACTAAAAGAGAGCAGTATGCAATATTATAAAGTGTTGATGCAAAGAGAGACGGCAGGAGCCGCCGTGACGGACACCATTTCGGCGTTCGGCATGTACTGCATGGACATACCCTTCATGATGGCGACCAAGGCAAAAGAGCCTTCAAAGCGCGAATGGAAGGACGAGGACGGCGACGACGAATACATACCCGCCGAAGGTCTGAAGATGAGCGCCTATGAGATGAGCGTGAAGTTCGGCATGAAGGGCGACAAGGGCACGGCGAACAAGAACCTGAAAGCCTTCCTCGACTATCTGCGCGGCGGCACGATGAAGCTGTACTGCGACTACACAAAGATAGGCAGGCAGAACGTGCGCTTCGTGAGCATCGGCGAAGATGCCACGCTCGCAAGAGACGCAGGCGGCGACCTGCTGATAATAAAGATAACATTCAAGGTGAACGACCCTGTCACCGACATAACCCTTACGATATGAAAGAGCGTATACGAGTGTACCATAAAGACGGAAGTCTTCTGAATGACATGGAAGGCAATGCCGTGGAGCTTAGTGCCGTGGAGATGACGGACGGCTGGATGGAGGACTGCTTCGTGCAGACCACCATCGAAAGCGCGTACCCCATAAGCTTCTCCATCGGCGACTACATCGTATACCGTGGCGAGCGCTATGAGCTGAACTACGACCCCGGCAAGACGAAGACAGCAAGGGCAGGCAGCAACGGAGGCGCTTTCAGATACGAGAACGTGAAGCTGAACGCCTTGCAGGACGAGCTTGTGAGAGCGCAATTCCTGGACGTGGTGTTGGGACTGGAGAACGAGGAAGAGCAGACGATACCCTACACAGCCCTTCCTAAGTTCGGCTTCTACGTGCAGACCGTGGACGACCTCTTAGACCGCATACAGGCGAACATGGACGAGCAGATGGGCGCAGGACTCTGGGCGCTGTACTCACGAAACAAGGAGCGCAGCCTGCAACGAGGCTGTGACGGAACCGTATGGGAGGAGATGTACGGCGAGGGTAGTACTGAGACCATCATAGACTCCACCGCCCTGACCATTGACAACCAGAACTGCTGGAACGCCCTCGCGTTAGTGAACTCGAAATGGGACATCAACTTCGTGGTGAGAGGACGCAATGTCTTCGTGGATACTACCGGGCTGGAGGTTCCGTACGAGTTTGTCTACGGCAAGCGCAGAGGCCTGTACGAGATAACGCAGACCGCCGATGACAGCCAAGCCGTGACCACCCGTCTGCGTGCCTACGGAAGCGAGAAGAACCTTCCGACACACTATTATGCCAATCTGTGCGTGGACGTGTTCGGCACAATCGCAAAGGTGAGCCGCATAGCCTCTTCAAGCAGCGTGGTGCTGGACATGACCCTCTCCGATCTCAAATGGACGGCAGCGGGCAGCTACTTCACGTCAGTGAGAGACGGGTCGACAGCGGAGAGCCGAGAATATAACGTGACGGTAAAGGCGGGCGACGTGGAAGGCAGAGGCTATGCCGTGTCGTCAGCACGAAAGGAGGGCGAGGGAACGGTCACGATAATTCTGAACTCGTCAAACGACGAGTACGGAATGACGATGAAGGACGTGGAGGACTTCTACACCGCAGTAAAGAAGGAGAAGACCATCTTCTTCCTTCAAGGCGTGAACAAGCAGAGCTTCCCCTCGAAGAACATGATCGCCAACACGGACCAGATGCCGTCCCACATGGCAGTGACAAGACTGATGCTGCCGGGCTTTCCCAAGATGTCCGTAAAGGAATGGTGGGACACGCAGGCTACTGAGGAAGAGAAGGCTTGGATAAACCCGAGCGGCAAGGAGCACCTTCTTTCCGAACTGAAGAACCGTCCCTACGTGGACTCTGTTAACATCAATAAGCTTGGCGTGAGAAACGGCAGCGTGATGTTCGATACGGAGAACAAGAAGGAAGGCATCATCGAGATATATCCGACCATCGAAGAAATGACGGTGGACGGACAGCGCATAGACGAGATAAGCAGCGGTTCCGCCATCAAGGACAACGGCATCTTCAAGGACGGGCAGACCGTACCGCCATTCTCAGTAACACTCTCTGAGAAGGTGAACTTCGACATAAACATGCTGAAGAAGGAGGACTTCGCCATCTGTATGAAAGACGGCAAGTGCGGCGGCAGAGAGTTTAAGGTGAACGGATCGGTGAAGGAGAACGGCGTATGGAAGCTAACCCTTGACCGTGTGAAGGACGACGCCTTGGAGCTGTATTTCCCGAACAAGGACTTCCAGATAGAAAGCGGAGACCACTTCGTGCTGACCGGCATAGAGATGCCCGACTCTTACGTGGAGGCGGCATCGGCAAAACTTCTGAAATACGCCCTCGCCTGGCTGGACAAGAACGACTATACGAGATACGTGTTCGAGCCGAAGGTGGACGAGATATTCATGGCGTATCAGCATGACAAGGCGAAGGCAGACACCACCGGCAAGACGGTGAGTCTTTACAAGACCCTCAAGGCGGGCAGCCTGTTGCACTTCAGCGACACGGATCTGAAGATAGACAAGAGCGGCGTCATAGAGAGACTCGTCATCTGTGAGGAGCTTGGCAGCATCCCTACGTATGACGTGACCATCAAGGAAGACAAGGACGTGGGAACGCTGCAAAAGATGCAGGACGCCATAGACACGGTCACGATGAGCGTGAAGTCGGGTCTCTCGTCGGCACAGATAGAAGGTCTGATACGCAGCAGGGGAGCGAAATACTTCCTCTCAAAGACAGACCCCGACACAGCGGAAGGCCTTATAAGATTCTTAAAAGGAATCGCCTTGGGTGCGGGTTCTGCCGACAACCCCCTTGGTATTACGGCGGACGGAACTGCTACGTTAAAAAAAGTTGCGCTTTACGAGCTTGTATCAAGAGTGTTCGAGACAGGTGCGGCTGGTAGCGGCTTCAGGCTTGGAAACTATGGTAATACCGAAGATTCCTATCTGGAGGTAGACCGCATGTTGGTTCGCAAAGCAGCTGAGTTTGTTCAGCTTATCATCAGAGAGCTGCGCCATGTAGGAGGAGAGATTGTGCTGACTCCGGCATCAATGAAGTGTACCTCGGTGGAAATGTACTCACGAGGAGATATACCGTGGACTGAGGGTTCCTCGGAGCCTCTTGACTTCTATCGCTGTTATTTCAAGCAGGAGCAGGACGGAAAGGAGATAGACAACCAGTTTGCGGTTGGTGACTTGGTGCGTTGCCAGACATTCAACGTCAAGTCCGGAACGAGTAGCAATGTCAAGAACCGCTACTACTGGCGACGATGTGTGTATGTCGGTAAAGATTTTATAGACCTCTCAGCTACCAATGCCGATAATGGCAGCGATGCGCCACAGGCGGGCGACGAAATGGTGCAGTTGGGCAATGATTCCGACAAAACACGCCAGTCAGCCCTTCTCCTTTCATCTTACGGCGATGATGCGCCATCGTTTAAGATGTGTCAAGGTATCAGCGCTTACTCGCTCACAGGCAAAGAGGTGTTCTGTGTTTCACGTAAGGAGCTGTTCGCATTGGCGGACAAGTTTCAGTTTAAGACATCTGACGGTTCTATGCAGACTTTTGCGCAGCTGCTTGTGACTATGGATTCGTTTCGTAGCGAGGTGAAGAAGACTTACGCCACTCAGGAGGAGGTGAAGCAAGTGTCATCCTCGATAGAGCAGACGGCGGAGGGCATTGCTTTGGAGGTGGCAGAGAACACTACGGGATTGCGCAACCGCATCGTCGGCTCCGCTTTCCGCACATGGGACAAGCTTGACAGCATCAACGCCAAATACCCCGTGTCTGCCTACGATGACGGCAAGTACGGTTCGCGTTACGCCCGTTTCTCAGCAAGCGGAGCTACTGCGTCGGTATTCGCAGGATTGTATTTCAACGACATTGAAGTAAAGGCTAACACCACATACGAGTACAGCGTATGGGTAAGACTTATCACAAAACCTGACAACGGCGCATATTTCCGCTTGCAGTACAAACGTACAACAGATACTTCTTTCTTGCTGCTGAAAGATGTCGTATTTGATGTTACGAAATCTATAGGCGAGTGGGTCTTGTATGAAGGTACTGTCGTAACGTCTGCCAAGACCACACACTTACGTATAGAGACCTGTGTGCGCAAGAATGGTGTTGTTGATATTTGCCGTCCGATGATTGAGGAAGGTAGCACGTATAAAGGATGGAGCTTGTCGCCTAATGACGTTACAGAGACAGGTGCTTTGGAGAGTGCTGCAAAGACATCAGGTATAGACATACGTAGGGGCAAGATAACCGCTACAGCTGATAAATTCGAGATAAGAAACAATAACGGTGAACAGACAGCTGCCGTGAACGAGAAGGGACGCTTGGAGGTAAAGAGCGGCTTGTTTTCGGGCTTCATAGTGAAGAAGATGACGACATTCACTCCTGACAATATTTCCGAATATCTTAAAAGCTCACAGAGCAATGGCTATTTAGACATAGACTTTTCGACGGCTGGCTCATACGTGTGCTTTACGGGCGCAATGAAGGCGAAATATGGAGACAATTATCCTTCACCGGTACTCCCTTTCTACAATATAGGCAGTATAAGTGCATC